CGCCGCCAATCCATTTGCCGCCATGCCACTTAGCCCAGTCTCCCACCGCAACGTCAGGCCATTCCCGATAGATGTAATACGTCTCTGTTTCATCCACAGCTATCCAGCACATGAACCAATTCTTGCGGCCAGCAGGGTCTAGCACCATGTACCTAGTGACGTTTATTTTAGGAATTTTTTCGTGGGGTATGACATTTATATCCGTACTAAAATTAGGGAACTGACAGCTAAAGCTCTTGGTGGGAATGCCATACGCACGGCACAGGATTTCTTCTTCTGGCCTATTAGCTAAGTCTTTGGCAATACGGTCATAGCCGCCAAAGGGATTGTCCTTTGTATGAAAGTAGATGACGGCGGCATTACGATTCTTAGAATGCTGGATAGTGGACACCATCCTTCCCCCAAGGAGTTCTGCTGGTTTGCTTTCTATGGTGGTAGCCCCACCAATGTAGTCGCGCACTACCTCCGTGTATCCATCAATAGGGGTGAACGTCACAATCATCTTAGCATTACGGGTAGCCAAACGAAACCTAAGTGTGTTCAGTAAGTCTGGCCCAATCAAGTATTCGTCGCACCATGCCCCAATGTTCATCACCTTAGCATCCCTACACCCCAGCTCCGCACCCTCCAAGATTGTATCGTTGTTCAAATATTGGGCATACGTCTTGAAAATTATTTGCGACAAGCTGTTAGGCAGAATCAGACTCCCCTTACTAAAGCCGTTCTTTCTAGTGTAGCTGACATTCTCTTCTGCGCCCAGCATCTTCTTTCTATATTCTTCTGGCAGAGCATCATAGATAGCACTCTGCTGTTGACGAATGGATACGTCGGCGTTTTGGCTGAAGCACATGATGACGCTGCCGTGATTCTCAATTGCTGCCTGCACTACAGCCCTAGCCGCATAACTTGTTTTACCAGAACGATTACCGCCGCTAATCAATATCTCTGTAAACTTAGCAAGCTGTATGTCCGCCTGTTTCCAATGCGGCAGGACAAAGCCATACCGATAACTGTCCCGCTCGCTGTTGGCAATGGACGAATGATATATCTCCCACAGCTCCAGCAACTTATCAGGCTCCATCTGCGCCATCTCATCAGGCGTAGGCGGGCAAAGTACTGGGTGTGACTTCCACTTCATGCGGCATCACCCGGCGGCACTACAAAGCTCTCCACAGGAATAGCATCCTTAATCAAGGAAGCCTTAGCAGCATTGATGGCGGCAACAGCATCCTCTAGGGAAGGCTTCCCAGACCTATGCTCAATCACCACCTTAGCCTCACCCAAGCTCTGTAACGCTTTATCCATCGCAATACCGTAGGGCAATACAAGATCGCGGATGTTCACCTTCTTCATTGCCTCCTCATCATTCGCTAACATCTCAGCCTTCTGAGCAATTAGTAGCCGCATCTTCTCCGCTATCTCAAACCCATCTGCTGCAAGCTGTTGTCTACGAACGTCCATTGCCACTTCATTGCGCGCCTTCAAAGAACTAATGGCATTAAACGACAAGCCTGTCTCTTTGCGTATCTCTTCAAACGTCCACCCCTGACATAGCCTCTCTAACGCCAACACAGCCTCTTTAGGCCGCTTGCTCTCTGTAAGCGCACCATTCCCCCCATGAGATGCCACACTTGATGCGATCACAGGGAGAACGTATTCCTCAGACATATCTAACACCTTACCCTTGACTAACATCTGTGTCAATCATTTTTTGCGGCACCCATACCACCTATAAGGAGTACCTTGTCTTTATACCCTAGCGGTAGTACTATAATACTACTCGATAAGTCCTAGACATTGGTAGGTTTCCTAGTTGCCATTTTTTTTAAATAGTCGCTTTACCAATCTTTGCGGGCGATGGCTGGACTGATTTGACTCCCCTCCCCCCATCTGTAGTTGTTTAGTCAAGAAGTAATCAAGATCATGGTGACTATTGTACTAAAGAAGACAAGAAGCTAAACCTTCTTGCCCTTTTTTTGCGTTATGAGGGGAAACCTATATTCACGCAAAAAGGTTGTGCATTGGCATGAACCTTGCTTGTGGCCTTGCTAGGGCTTTTCATTCTCCCTTCTGCCTAGGTGTTCCCTTGTGTTATGATGCGCGGAATCGCAGGGCGAACAAAGTTTTTGCGCTTGTAAGTTGTTTGATTGCCAAGCTTTTAAAATTATCATTAAAAATAAGTGAGAATTTGCTTGGCATCAGATTCCTTCTGTGCATTGTGGGGAGTGTTCTTACTTACAGTTTAAATCTTGAGAGGCCAATGGCTATGCGCCGTTGGTAGTGAACCGAAAAAGGGGCGAAGCGATTCTTTCGAGATAGGATTAAAAGCGCAGAGAAACATGAGACGGAAGCTGGCAGGGGATTGCTTGAAATGCATCATATCCCCTAAAATGCCAAGCCGAATCCCTTTTTGGAGTTTGGCCGTACCCTGCGAGTAAATATCCACAAAAATCATGCGGAAGATTAAGTGACCGCGCGAAGCTTGGAAACCTACGTTTACCGTAGAGGGGAAAAGCTTTTTCTTATCTCTCGATTAAATCAAAAATCGAGGGGTAACTTATGATCTTGAATAACTCGAGATCATATTAACCCAAAAAAATAGGAAAAACAAAAATGCAAATCGTTCAAATGCAACCAGAAACCAAATTCAAACGAATGACCGCTAAAGAGTTTAAATCGACTCTTCCGGAAGGTTTGAGCTCGGATCAGAAGAAAAAGATGTTCGCCGAATCATGCAAGGCTTTTCACGAAAAAAGCCTCAGCGTTATTCAACATCACGTTGAAACTCTTGGCTACGTAGCCAAGCGAGTTACGTGTTTAAAAAGCGGGCAAATCAATGTAGCATTCGTGCCACAAGCTACGGCTAAGCTTACTCTTCGCCAAGAGCTAGCTTTAGCTAAAGCAGAGTTGCTTGCGCTCAAATCGGCTAATATCGCCTCCTAATATGATCACAACCGCAATGTTGTTCGCTGCAATTGTCGCCGTTGAAAGCGGCGGCAATTGTAACGCAATTGGTGACAATGGTAAAGCGGTGGGTGCAGCGCAAATCTGGGAAGTAGTGGTAAAAGACTGCAACCAGATCAGCAAAAAGCACTACACGTTGAACGATAGGTATAGCATTCAAAAATCTATGGAGATGTTTGAAATATACACAAACCACTACGGCAAGCGTTACGGATGCACTCCAGAAGTGAGGTCAAAAATCTGGAACGGTGGCCCTAGCGGAATGACAAGTCCAAAAACTGCCAAATATTGGCAAAAAGTTAAGTCAAAACTCAAATAAAACAAAAACATGAGAACATTAGCAGAAATCGCTGTAGAAATACGGCGTGATTGGAAGAAAGTAAACTTCGGCGCGGTTCCATACTTAGACGCTATGGAATGTCTGCAATCTGTACACGACAACTACGGCCTCGACAACGGCAAGAGTATTGTCGCCTACTTCCTAAGCAACGCCACTACATGGCGCGGCGAGAAAGCAAAGGCAATCAAATCAGAGCTTAACAAACTTCTGAAATGAAATACGAACCATACACAGACGGAGATAGGCTTAAAGAAATAGAAATCTTGCTAAACGCTGGCCTATTCTGGCTCCACGCAGACAACGATGAAGACCCAGATGATCCTCGTGATGCAAAGGCTACCGCCGAAGAATGCTTCGTCGAGGCGCACGCAATTGCAGTTTATATGTTAGAACAACAACAAAAACAAAATGAAAACGCGTGAGCATTTACTATCGGAGATTAAATCAATCTGCCTAAATTCCTGGTGTCTATGTACAGACGGAAGCGAAGGTGATATGACCATCTATGATTTAGAAATAGTCCTGTGCTTTCTGAAAAGCGAAAACCAATCCAATGAAAATAACACTAACAAATATCAAACATAACGAACGTCTCTCGGAAGAGACGCATTGCTTTGACGCTACAGTCAAAATTAATGGCAAGCCAGCATTCGGTGTATGCAACCACGGTCATGGCGGCAACGATCATTACTATGATCTGAATTCTGGAGGCTACAATTCAATTGGTCATCTAGTAAAGCAGGCTGAAGATTGGGTAAGAATAAATTGTCCATCGCATGAAACGCTCATCGAAAATAAAGACGGCACGTTTTGGAGGATGCCAATGTCGTTGGACTGTTTTGTTTGCGACTTGGTAAACGATTACCTAGACAAAAAGAATATTACTAGGATGCTAAGAACAAGCTGGGTGTTTGCTAACAAAGACGGTGTCTTTACACTACGCAAAACCGCCCATCCCAATCAAGTTGAACGTGAATCAAAAACGTCAGTCTTGTTAAATAATCTCAGCCGAGAAGCGGCTTTGGAAATGTATAAACAGTATTGTCACGAAACATAAAACAAAATGAATACAAAAATAGAAGTAGAGGTTAAGAAAAACTATGGAGCCAGCGCGTTCTATATTGTCAGCGAACACAAAGGGTTTATAGAAACCTTAACACGAAGAAAAACCATAGATGTAAATGATATTATGGCTCTCACAAAACTTGGATTCCAGGTTTCCGAGAAAAATATATATCATAAAATCTTCGATCAAGCAAAGGCCATCCATGAAAATAGATAACGTAAGAGACTGGCATTCCACCTCTGGCTTCTGCCACTTTGATGTGCGGATAGATGGGGTCTGGATTAATAGTGTCGAGCTTGAGGAAAATCACCCAGAGCTTTATGCAGATGCTTTGATTGCAGCCAACGACATAGCTTGGCAAACGCTACGCATACAAGATCAATACGAAGACGAATAAATATGAAAATACTAATCGCTTGTGAATATTCTGGTACGGTGAGGGAAGCCTTCCGTGCAAGAGGGCATGACGTAACATCATGCGACCTATTGCCAGCAGATGACGGCTCTCTGCACCACTACCAAGGCAACGTGTTCGACATCATCTATGATGGCTGGGACATGATGATTGCACATCCACCATGTACGCATCTCGCCGTAAGCGGGGCAGCATGGTTTAAGTACAAGAAGCAAGAGCAAGCCGAGGCATTAGGCTTTGTGCGTGCCTTGATGGATGTACCAATCAAGAAAATCTGTATCGAGAATCCGATAAGTGTCATCTCAACTAAGATACGAAAGCCAGATCAGATCATCCAACCTTGGATGTTTGGTCACAAGGAAAGCAAAGCCACTTGCTTATGGCTCAAGAATCTTCCCTTGCTGACACCAACGGACAACGTGAAGGAAGCCATGATGCTGCTGCCAATCAAAGAACGGCAGCGATTGCATTGGTTGCCTCCATCTCCAGACAGGTGGAAGATACGCAGCAAAACATTTCAAGGCATTGCAAATGCAATGGCTGAACAATGGGATAGCCTTAGATAAACAATAAAAACAACATGACAATAGAAACATTAAAGTTCGATCTGAAAGACTACGAGCAAACGCAAGCATTCGCTCGTTTGATTCAAGCACTCAATACATCGGGTGTTCCTTGGACATTATGCAAAGAAAGAACATCCGTCACAATAACCATAACCAATGGATACTAATAGAAATACATGACAACTAAAGAAGCATTGAAATTCGTAGGCAATCTCTCCGCGCCATCTAAGATGCCGTGCCAGAGTTGGTCTATATCGGCTGAGCTGTGCCATGTAGGGGCACGCATGGCTAAGGTGGAGGGTAGCATCTGTAGCAGATGTTACGCACGCCGAGGCAACTACCTATACCCATCGACTAAGCAAGCGCACGCAAACAGATTTGCTGCGCTTACTATGGATGGCTGGGTAGACGCAATGGCCCAGGCCATTAACCAAACGGAAGCCTCTGGATATTTTCGCTGGTTTGACAGCGGAGATTTGCAGGGTGCTTGGCATCTAGCCAAGATCGTGGAGGTGGTGAACAAGACACCCAACATCAGGCATTGGTTGCCAACGAGAGAGTATGCCTATGTAACCAAGTTTATTACGGAAGGTGGGATAGTCCCACCCAACCTTACCATCAGGCTATCGGCCTTGATGTTTGACGGGAAGGCTCCAGAGACGTTTGCACGCAAGCTCAAGGTGAACGTCAGCGGTGCATCAGCATCAGCATTCAGTTGCCCGGCCTCAACAACTGGCAACAAATGCTTAACGTGCAGGGCTTGTTGGGACAGAGAAACATTCAACGTAACGTACAAAAAACACTAATATGAATAACAATAATGAAGTGGCTAGTAACGATAGCGAAAACTGGGCTTTCTCAGTTGGTCGTGCAGATGGTTTGTATCTTGGACATAAATATCATTACGATATGTTAGATCGCAGCGAGGGTTCACATGATATTCATTGGTATAAACGAGGCTATGATGCCGGGGTTTCTGAATATTGCCTTACGCATCACGATGATGAAAACTAATAACAATAAGGTTAGAAGGGTGATGCTGCAACGTGCCACCCTCTCGGTAGACCCCGATACAAAGGCCATCCTACAGGCTTGGCGGGGATTCTATGGCATCCCCTATGGTCGATGCCTCGATGCCCTAGTGGACTACGCAAAACTCAAGCCAGACTTCAGACTTCCCCTAGCTGGGAAGCGGAAAAGCCTAGCCCAAAAAGAAATTAAAATAAATCTTGACTCATCATAACAATGCGGCGAAGCTAGCCCAAGTCAGTACTGAAGGTGCTGCCAAGACTTTTCCTGGGGGTTGTCATATTCTCCTCTGGAAACAAGCCCCGGAGTACCTTCAGTGCTGCCGGGGTTCTTCTTTTCCCGATCTAAAGAAAACACCTTACCAATTGACCCGAACAGGGCAGGACGTAGGGACTTCAACGGTGTCGCCTCGACCAACTACCAAGCGACTTAATACATGACACGCCAGCAATGGCGGTGAGTAACGTGAGCTGGGTGAATAGAGTCAACGCCGTCCCAATGCTCATGTAGATGACCACGGCTCCAGCTTTTCTGACTGCCAAGCATCCTCTCCCAGTAATGGGTGAGTTGTGCCCACTCTCCTACTTTTCTGAGACTAGACAAGCAGCTAGCCCGGATGGGCTAGTCGTTTTTCCATAGGATAAAACGAGCAAACATTTCCTTAACATAAACCAACAAACAAAACATGACAGATCAATTCATACATCTTAGACAGGCGGGGCTGATTCAAACAGCCCAGCCTTTGCCTCCTCAGAGGCGCGGCCCAAAGCTTAAACCAATATCACCAGCGATAGCTAACGCCATTGCTGAGTGGAGAAAGCAAAAAAGCCTTGCAGATATCTGCAAAGAATTTGGTGTCAATCGTAACACCTTGGCCGTATATTTATACGGAGATAAATACGAAAACAATAGACCAATAGATGACAAATAAAATGACAGCAATACAACAAAAGTTCAATGAGTTCCATTCGGATAACCCCCATGTATGGGAGCTATTCAAATCGTTTACGGCTGAGTTAATTCACTCAGGATATACAAGGCTATCAGCCAGTTTAGTAATCGAGCGCATCAGATGGGAGACTGCCATCGTTACTAAGGGTGATCCCTTTAAGATTTGTAACAACCACACCGCATACTATGCACGTCTGTGGAATAATACATTTGATGGGCCAGCTCGTTTCACTACGAAACGTAGCTATGGTCAGCAAATAATGGAGAACGTATGAAAATTATATTTAAAAAACTATGGCATGATTTCCTGTGGGTGCTTGGATATAAAGCTAAATGGGAGAAGAAAAAATGAAAACAAACATAACAGAAGTACGGGCAGTCCATCGTAAGATTGATTACGCTGAACAATACGGAGTGCTTTGCGGCCTCCTCTCCATGCTTAGACATGGAGCAAACCTGGAGGCTACGTTGGCAGAGTTTGAATACATAGACCAGCGCAACAAAGCCCAGCACTTAGAGAATATGCTTTGGTACGATCAAAACACCGTGCCATCGCCAACAGTAATGGACTAATAAATGCACAGCGAACAACTATATATTGGCGGTTGTCTAACGGACAATACGCTTGTAGATCAGGGCATATCACAAGGAATCAGAAGTGATTCTTTTACTACGCAATCATTCCAATCCATCTGGACTGCGATGGTTGAGCAGAGGGCTAAGGGTCAGATCATAGATGTGGCTTCATTGTCGATGGTGATGGGCAGAGACTGCCCGTTGCAGGACTTGATGAACTCCGAGACATCTGCCCCTACTTCTCTGCATAGCAAGAAGGCAATGAAGAACATCATATGGGAGCATCAGAAACGCAGCGTAAGGCCAGCGTTGAATGATGTCATCTCATTGATTGATGATGATGCGTCTCCAGATAAGATCGTGTCAGCCGTGGAGCACTTGCAGCACTACTTAAAGCCGCAAGAATCTGAAGCTACTACCTTAGATCAATTGGTATCTGAGTGTACTTTGTGGGCAAGGCAGGAAGCTGCGGGGACCAGGCCAGAGGTTGATCTAGTGAAGATTGGTTTGCCTTCATTTGACAGCGGGGCGGGGGCTATCGAGCCTCACGAATATGTGGTGATCGGTGCTCGTACTAGCATAGGAAAGTCATCCTTCATGTCACAGGTTGCCAGCCATAACCTTCAGCGTGGACTTAGGGTGGCCTACTTCACGCTTGAGACATCTGGAAACGCCGTGATTAAGCAGATAGCTAGTCAGCGAGCTAAGGTAAACCTTCGTATGTTTGCTACTGAGTTTAACGAAAAGCAGGAGCAATTCCATAAGGAACTGGAGAAGCTAAGGCATCAACACCTCCGTGTCTTTGACAAGGACATGTCCTTGTCACAAATAGAGAGCCGTTGCCGTATCATGGCAGCTAGCTGGAAGCCCCAGCTAGTCATCATTGACTACCTAGGATTGATTAGGGGTACAGATGGCTCGGCCTATGAACGCATGGGACAGCTATCCAAGGCTATGATTCCCCTTAAAAAGAGCGTAGGATGCGCCTTAATGGTGGCTGCACAACTCAATCGTAACAACGAAAGAGAGGACAGAGCACCAACTAGGACTGACTTCCGGGATGCTGGCAGCATCGAGGAGGATGCCCATAGGATCATTGCCATACATAGACCATCGACTTCCCTTGGTGGGAATGTGCAAGAGCTTGGTCTTACAACGTATGATTACGAACTGTTGCAACTCAAGCTGCGTGATGGCCCCCTATGGCACTCGCGCATAAAATATTATGCACCCCATACTACCTTCGTAGATGCCCCCACAACTTGATCTCTTTGGTGAAAGATTGGGAAACACCGAACACCGATTCGACCCCGAATCAACGTTAGCGAGGGTTGTTCCTGTTAAGAAAAAACATCAACAAGTTGAAGATTATTGTTTACATTCCAAGGTTAGACCTTATGAATTAATACGCATCTCTTCAACAATAGTAAGGCTATTGCACAAATAAAATTATGATTACATACGACAACACAAGGGCGTTAGGCATTGGAGAAACGGTTTTGCCCACTGACTTCTGGTCTGCCCCTATCACTCAGCCTGGTGAAAAGCCAGAGCTTATGATGGTAGATGAACCAGAGATCGGGCTGTACATTACGGGCGAAGAACTCGTTGAGTATCGCAGAAGTTTACAGGGTGATCCTTGGGAGATGATGTACATCGAGCTTGGGATTATGACTGACTGTGGCAGAGAAGCATTCAAGATTGCCTGTGAAAACGTGAAGCTTATGGATCGTAAACAGATGGACTACGGAAGTGGTAACATCTCGGCCTTTGGGGAGTTTGGTGTGCTCGTTCGCATGAACGACAAAATTGAACGCCTAAAGCATCTTAACAAGATGCCGAATCCTAAGAACGAATCCATTGAAGATAGCTATATGGATTTAAGCAATTATGCGATCATCGCCATGATGATTCGTAGAAACATTTGGAAGTAAACAACAACAACAATAGTAAATAATATGAGTACAAATATCAAATCGTTAGCAGATGCAGCAGCAACTGGCATTGGCGAATACATTGGCGGCGGCTTTCAAGCCGTCGTTGTATCCGCTCGCACGTTCAATACCAAAACTGGTAAGACGATGTATAAAGCTAAACTAAGCGAAGGTGATCTGACGGCAGATGCCACTAGCTTCTCAAATGACTTTGCCCCTCACACGGGTAAGCTGGTTAAATGGGTAGGCATGGGATTGAAACGTGGTGAAGACTACAATGGTGTAGCCCAAATCACTATCGGAGATAAGGCACGCTGGATTCCCACTGGTGATGCACCCACTGCCCCTATCCCTACGTCCTCTACTGTGAATACGTCTGTCAATGTCACCACCTCTAACATCTCACGCATCGAAGGTGTCACCGTTGGCATGGCTCTTAACAAGGCTGTGGATATTGCTATCAGTAGTGGCAACACGGAGAACGATGTCATCTGGAAGATTGCATCTGATCTGGTACGCATTGCACAGAAGATGCAGCGCGGAGAGCTTGCTCAAGAAGAGGAAGCGCATGAGATTGACGACGGTAAAGAACCCTTCTAATCTATAACTAATCAATAAATACAAATAAAATGATTGCATTGTTTTTAATTATAATCGGATGTTTAATATCCATCTCTTTAGTGGGATGTTTAATTAGTTTAGTACATACAATATCTATATGTAAGAAACAAAAGAAGTAGATTACACATGAGCTTTGAGTCGGGACATTGGTATACACGGGA